GAGTTTGGAGAACTCGTTAGTGTCGGCGAGAGAACGCGGCTTGTGCCGTGGGCAGGAGTGCAGGCTTACGAATCTACACACACAGGAATGAGCACAAAAAGGACTTCGGAAAAGCATAAGGCCGTTTCGCATGGCAATCCGGGTCCGATTTGACAAATAAAAAGGCACCGTCCCGTTGCAGCAGGACGATGCCGAAAGGTGCGATGCGCCGAACCGCTTCAAGGAAAGGCTGCATCATCGTTTTTTAGTGTAACTTATTTCCGGCTGGAAATCAAGTACAAGAGAAAGTTTGTAGCTATGACCCACGAGGAACAGATTTCTTTGTTTGAAGCACTTGCGCTGAATGGCGCATGGAGCAACGCGGCCTGTACCGGATACTGCCTGCTGGCTATGCAGAGAGCCGGGCTTGACGAAAAGACCATCGAAAAGGTGCTGCATGAACTGCACTGGGCATTCGATGACACCAGCGTTGAACAGGCCGAGAAGATCTATTGCGGCGGGGAGGAGTAAAGATGCAGGAATTGATGATGTTCATGTACCACCTCACCCCCGAACAGGCGGCGGCTCGTGTCCCGGTATTCCAGTTCTGGCTGACCGCTTTTGGAGCGGCACTGCTGATCTGGCTGGACAGCAAGGGCGTGTTCGATGGTTTGGGAGCATGGTTCGGCCGTGTTCTCCGTGATACCGCGGTAGGTGACCTGATCCGCAAGTTTATGTGATTTCGGGCTTGTCCCGGTTGTTTTTCTGAAAGAAAAGGAGATTTCAATGAAATACGGAAGAAGTTTGCAGGAGCTGGCGATTGAACTTGACCGGCAGGCCAAGGTCAAAAAGGACTACGTTGCCACGGCGGGCGCTATGCAGATGACCGCCGTCAACGAGAACTTTGACCTCGTGATCGGCAACACCCCGTTCCAGCTGAACGAAAATGCCCACCGCCAGCTGGGATTGCAGCTGAAGATCCCGGCTCCCTACTACGAGCGGATGCGGGCAGAGAACCCCGGCTTGCTGATGGCAAACGTCAATGGCTGGTTCCAGCAGTCCCCGGACACCCGCCGCATGGTTCGTACCCTTGACGGCACCGCCCGCGCCATTCTCTCCGACCGCTACCGCCGCATCGACAACTACGAGGTTGCCCAGACGGTCCTGCCGATTATTTCTGAAATGCAGGGTGCCCGCATTGAAAGCTGTGAGCTGACCGATACCCGCATGTACATCAAGGTTGTCAATGAGCGAATCCAGACCGAGGTTGTGCCGGGTGACATTGTTCAGGCCGGCATCCTGATTTCCAATTCTGAGGTCGGCATGGGCAGCGTTTCCGTGAAGCCGCTGATTTACCGTCTTGTCTGTACCAATGGCATGGTGGCGGATGTGGGTGTTGGCAAGCGCCATGTTGGCCGCATCAATGAAAGCGTGGATGGCGATTTCGGGATTTTCCGGGATGAGACCATCGAAGCCGATGACCGGGCGTTCCTGATGAAGATTGAGGACACCGTTCGGGCGGCGGTCGATGAAGCCCGGTTCAATGCACTGGTGCAGAAACTCCGGGATGCCAAGGAAGCGCCCATTCTCCCGGCGGCGGCTCCCAAGGTGGTTGAGCTTGCGGCCAAGGAGTTCAACATCCGCCAGAACGAGAGCGAGGGCATTCTGGGGCATCTTATCGCGGGTGGTGACCTTTCCCTCTATGGTCTGGCAAACGCTGTCACACGGCACGCGCAGGACGTGCAGAGCTACGACCGCAGCACTGAACTGGAAGCCACCGGCTACAAGATCATCACCATGCAGCCCTCGCTGTTGAAGCGCTGGAATGAGGAGGTGAGTACCGTATGAGCGACAGACACATGAATGCCAGGCCCAAAAGGCTGACCCTGTGCAGAAAGAAGCCCTTTCTGCACAGGGATGGGATTCCCGCCTGTACCTCTGCGTCCGGGATGCCCCGGATCACATGGTTCTTCTGAACCGTACCACTGGCAAGACCGTTATGTTCCACAAGTAAACCCACCAAGAGAAAAGGAGTAAACATTATGATTCGCAATCCCAACGACATTCAGGATGGCGCAAAGAAAATCCGTATGCTGATTGCTGGCTACCCCGGCATCGGCAAGTCCACTCTGGCCCTGTCCGCACCCCGTCCGCTGCACATCGACTGTGATTTCGGCATTGACCGCATCGAGCCCCGGTATCGTATGCCGTACATCCAGCCCCGCAGCTATGACGAGATCCTGAACGACCTGAAACCGGAGAACCTCAACGACTTTGAGACGCTGGTGTTTGATACCGCCGGTAAGCTGATTTCCCTGATGGGCCTGTGGGCTATCAAGCAGAACCCCAAGTACGGCCAGCGTGATGGCAGCCTGTCCCTCAAAGGTTACGGCTTCGTAGGTCGTGAGTTCGTTCGGCTGATGGACTACTGCTTCTATGAGTTGAAGAAGAACATCGTGGTCGTTTTCCACGCCACCGAGGAAAAGGAGGGCGACAACACCCGCCTCCGCATCAAGGTCGAGGGTCAGACCAAGAACAACGTCTGGGAGCCTATGGATCTGGGCGGCTTCGTGGAGATGTACGGCAACGACCGCACCATTGGCTTCTCCAACTGCGAGAAGTATTTCGCCAAAGGCACCCGTGGCATCCACGGCATCTACAAGATTCCGGCCCTCACTCCCGGCAGCCAGAACGACTTCCTGACCAAGCTGTTCGAGGAGTACAACAGCAAGGCCGCCGAGGAAGTAGCTGCAAACGCCAAGGAGAACGAGGCGTACGAACAGGTTATGCAGGAGGGCAGCAAAATCATTGCTGGCATCAAGGATGCAGACACCGCCAATGCCGCTATGCAGCCGTTCAAGGGCTTGCAGCATCACCTGACTTCCAGCCGGGAACTGAACGCTATGTGGAAAGCCAAAATCGCTGCCCTCGGTCTGGCATTCGATTCCAACGCGGTCAAGTACGTTCCCAAATCCGCAGAGGAGGCGCAGTAAATGGCTGCATACCTCATTACTCACTCGCTGCTGTCCTCGTGGCTGCACCTTATCCGGGAGAATCCCTACGAGGATTTGACCACCGAGGGCGACCCTCTGGCGGAATTCATGCTGGTTCTGAAACGTGAACCTACACCTCGCACAGAGGCCATGCAGAACGGCATCGACTTTGAGAACCTCGTGACTGCCATTGTCAACGGCCACGATGACCCCAACAATCCGTGGAGCTGGGCTGCCGGGCAGATTGCTGCCATCGTCAATGGCGGGCAACTGCAGTTCAAAGCCCGCCGGAAGATTCAGGTACGCGGCATGGATGTGGTTCTGTATGGTCGCCTCGATGCCCTGAAAGCCGGCACCATCTACGACATCAAGTTCAGCAAGGGCTACGAGCGCGGAAAGTTCTATTCCAGCACCCAGCATCCTACCTATATGCTGCTGATCCCGGAGGCCCAGACGTTCTCCTACCTTGTCAGCAACGGCATGGATGTCTGGACAGAGTGCTATCGCCGGGATGAAACGCCTGACATTTGCCTCATCATTGCGGACTTTTTCGACTGGCTGGATGCTTTCGGTCTGATGGATGTGTTCAAAGAACACTGGAAAGCCTTATGACCGGGCGGCTGGTGGATATGAGCTTCAGCCTGAACCGCAAGCAGCGTATCACGCTGGAAGTTGATTCTGATTTCCGAAGTCTGTGGGACAAGCTGAATCAGGAGCCGCTGCTGGACATTGAAATCAAGAAGCACCGCAACAAGCGCAGCCACAGTGCAAACGCCTACTTCCATGTTCTGGTCAACAAGATCGCCGCCGAAACTGGCGAATCGGACGACCTTGTGAAAGAGCGGCTGGTTGTGGCCTACGGCACGGTTGCGAGAGATAAGGATGGCTGCACCGTGGGCTTCAAACTTCCGGTCAGCGTGGATGTTCACGACCTCTACAAATACACCCGCTGCTTTGATGTGCGGGAAGAGGACGGAAAATGGTTCAACTGCTACTTGGTTTACAAGGACACCAGCAAGATGGACACGAAAGAATTTTCACACCTGATTGACGGTGCGATTGATGAAGCCAAGGCTCTGGGTATCGAGACGGATACCCCGGAGCAGTTGGCCCGGTACAAGGAGGAATGGTCACGATGAAAGGCCGAATCGTCATCTGCGACTACTGCGGAACGCCCGCAGACTTCGTAGACAGTTCGGTGGTTTACCACGGCCACAGCTTCGGCATGATTTACCTCTGCCCTCGCTGCGGTGCCTATGTCGGCGTACACAAGGGGTCTGACAAACCCCTTGGCCGCTTGGCAAATTCGGAGTTGCGCAACTGGAAAAAGGCAGCTCATGCAGCATTTGACCCGCTCTGGAAATACGGTCCCTACCGTGGCCGCCGGAATGAGGCCTACCGCTGGCTGTCCGAGAAGATGGGCACCCCGATTGAATTTACGCATATTGGAATGTTCGATGTGGACCAGTGCCGCAAGGTGGTCCGCATCATGCGAGAAGAAAGGAACCAGTTATGGAAGATTTGAACGTCCAGACCATCGATATCCCGGTTGAGGAGTACAAGGAACTGATCCAGAAGCAGGCCGAACTCAGCCTCATTTATCACAAGGGTGCAGGCGGCAGCGTTTATGACATTGGTAACTTTGTGCTGGATTTGATGCTTGCAGTTCATCCGGAGCTGATTACCAAGCAGGAGGACACCGATGCTGAATAATTGCACATTTCAGGGCCGCTTCGCCGCTGATCCTGAAATGCGGACCACACAGAGCGGCTTGACAGTTGCCAGTTTTCGCATGGCCGTTGACCGGGACAATGTCGGTCAGGATGGCCGGCGGGCTACCGATTGGCTGAATTTCGTGGCATGGCGTAAAACGGCAGAGTTCGTTTGCCAGTATTTCCGAAAGGGCAGCACGGCTCTTGTGGAGTGCCAGTGCCAGACCCGCTCCTACGAGGACAAGAACGGTCAGAAGCGCACCGCCACCGAGTTTGTGGTCCAGAAGATTCACTTTTGCGGCCCAAAAACGGAGCAGCGAGTGGATGATGGCGGTGAGGCACCGCCGCCGGGCTACCAGCAGCCGCCCTATCAGAATCAGCAGCCCCAGCAGATGGGCTTCGCCACCCAGAGTCAGCGCCAGCAGTGGCAGGGGGCGGCCGATCATCCCGGCAATGTTCAGGTCAGCCAGAGCTTTTCTCAGGGCAGTGACGATGATTTCTCGGTTCTGGACGATGCCGATGATCTGCCGTTCTAAGGAGGTTCATTGATGGCAACTGGTAAACGGTATTACTGGATAAAGCTCAAAGATAGTTTCATGTCATCGGATGAAATTGACTATCTTATGAGCCAGCCAGACGGTGCCAGCTATGTTGTTCTCTATCAAATGCTGTGTCTCAAGACCATCAATACAAACGGTTGTTTGGTTTCCAAAATCGGAGAAATGCTCATTCCCTACGATGCCGAAAAGATTCAGAGGGAATGCAAATGGTTCCCTCTGTCAACCGTCCGTTTGGCTCTGACTGTTTATAAACAAATCGGCTTGATTTTTGAAAACCCGGACGGAACACTGTCAATCTCTGATTATCAGAACATGATTGGCAGTGAAACCGACTGGGCGGCGAAAAATCGCAGAATTCGTAGTAATGCTGCGAACAAGGAGCTACAAGAGGGACACGACACTGGACACACAAGTGGACACAATGCGTCCAGTGATGGTGGGGAAAATGTCCCTACAGAGAAAGAGATAGAGAAAGATAAAGAGATAGAGAACAGAGAAAGAGTAAGAGATAACGGTAGTCCGGCTGTCGATGCCGGACTGGCAGAGATCATCAGCTCTTACGAGGAGAACATCGGCAGCTTTCCCCCGGCCGCAAAGGATGCCCTGATGGGCTGGCGGGAGATTTTCACGGATGACCTCATTCTGATGGCCATCAAAAAGGCTGCTCTGGCCGGGATTCGCAAGTGGTCCTACGTCAACGGCATCCTGAAAGCATGGAAAAACGAGGGTGTGAGAACCCTTGGTGACGTGCAGTCCCGTGACGAGCGGCGCAAGCCCCCGGCGGGTCAGCAGCCCAAACGCTCCGCTGCCGAGGACTACAATGAAATTTTCGGTGAACTTTTGGGAGGTTCAACATGACAGACAAAAAACTGATGGAGTTGCTGGTGGTCATTGATGATCACTACGGCCGCATCCGCAGCAAAGAGGAACGCATGGCAGATACCAAAATCTATATCCAAGCGTTCGGTGCTATCCCGGATGAAATCGTGGAAAAGGCCCTGTACACTGCATTTACGCAGTGCCGCTACCAGAATCAGCTTATTGTTGACTGGTGCGCCGAGGTCAAGAAGCTGCTGGCCGCCGGGCTTCCCTCGGCAAACGACCTCTGGGCACAGGCTGCGACCGCCGCCAAGCAGATTACGGCAAATCTGTACTACATGACCCACGGCGGGCTGGTGACCAGCGAGGGCAAACTCACCGGAGAGAACTTCAAAACCCGGAATGCTGAGATCTTCGCCGCCCTGCCGGTGGCGGTGCAGCGCTGGGCTGGCTCTCCGGCAGAGCTGAGCATGACCTTTGGCCGTGACGGCGCAGACCTGCTCCAGTTCGTGAAGCCGGGCTTCGTCCGGGCGGTGTCCGAGGCTCCGATCGAGAGCTTGCAGCCCCCGGCCCTGCCCGGTGGGGCAGCTCCGGCGCAGATTGGAGGTGGCACGGCATGAGGCGGAAAAGTCCTTTTCACAGCCTGATCGTGGGCGTTTCGTGCGCAATGGTTGGCTGCATCCTCGCAAGCACGGCCTACTCCCGGCGAGTAGACGAGCTGGAAATCGAGCGGGACATCTACGCCAGCCGCTTCCAGAACTGGCAGACGCGGGCGATTGACGCGGAGGAAAATGTCGGCCGGCTTCAGACCGAGGTAGATAACCTGACCGCAGAGCTGAGCGCCCAGACCGATTTGACCCTTACATACGCCGGGTCGTTCAGCTGCACGGCCTATTGTGCCGAAGAATACGCCCACATCTGCGGCGAGGGACACGGAATTACATCCAGCGGCGCAAAGGTGCAGCCAGGCGTGACCGTGGCAGCTGACACCAGCATCCTGCCCTACGGCACGGTAGTCTATATCGAGGGTGTAGGTCTCCGGGTCGTTCAGGACACCGGGAGCGCTGTGGTAGGTAACAAGCTGGACGTGGCGGTGAACACCCATGCAGAGGCTCTAAGCTGGTCTGGCTGGGGTTCCCGCCGGGTCTGGATCGTTTCAGGAGGTGCAGAGCCGTGAAAAAGTCGTTTCAGACCGAGATGGATGACACTCAACAGGCTGTCAGCCAAATCGTGTGCCTGTGTACCACCATTGCACTGCATCAGGAGTTCGGTGTTGGCAAGACCCGCCTTGACCGCATTACAGACAGGATTCACGAACTGGAAGATCAGAACACCGAAGTCATTATGACCCCAGATGCCAATGGCCGCCCCTCTAAAGCCAGGGCCGAGGCCATTCGGGAAAGCTGGTTGGCGGGGTATGTCACTTCCGACTACCGCATCCTGATGCTACGGGCACCTCGTGGCCGCAAAGAGCAGCAATATCAGATTGCTGGAAACAAAGCTGCAAGAATCGCATGGCAGATTTACGCAAAGGCAGTTATTGACATACTGCACTATGGTCCAGAACGGCTGGAACGGCTGCGCAAAGAAAGCCACGCCAACTATGAGCAGTTGAACCAGTGGGCGCACGAGGACGGTTTGGACGTAGCAATGGAAAAGCTGCGCCGCTGCGCTGCCGATGCCATGCAAGCTCCGGATCTGGAAGTTACAGATATTGATGGCAGCAAGGATGCCGCAGAAGTGGACAAGGAGTTCCGCAAGCAGCAGCTGAACTTTATCAAGCGCGTCCGGGCACAGACCCTTGGGCGCATCGGTGCAACTGCGCAGCCTGTCAATGTGCTGGCTGACCAGAGTATGCAGGATAAGATTCAACTGGTGATGCAGCAGGTTTCCCAGCAGTCTTTTGAACGTAGGAGGACGCATTGACATGGCAAAAAATGAGTACGGAGAGAAGCTGGACAGCAATGGCTATGCGCCCAGCATCCTCAGCAAGAGCCCCACCTGTCTGATTTGCGGGCGGTATCGCACCGCCCGGCACGAAGTCTTTTTCGGACCGTACCGGGATAAGAGCAAGCGACTTGGCCTGTGGGCAAATCTCTGCCCTTGGTGCCACCAGAACGGTGTGACTGCCGTACATACCAACCGGGAGGCAGACCTCCGCTTGAAAAAGTGGGCGCAGAAAAAGGCCATGGAGTATTACGGCTGGCCGGAGGCGCGGTTCATCCAAGAGTTTGGGAGGTCGTACCTGTGAGCACCTGTCCGATTATCGCTATCGACCCCGGCAACACCCAGTCTGGCTACTGCGTGATTGATCGCAGCACCCTGCGCCCTCTGGAATTCGGAAAAATCGACAATGCAGAGCTGCTGCAAAAGCTTTCCTCTGCCAGGGCACAGGGCTGGCGGTGGGCGGTCATCGAGATGGTGGCCTCCTACGGAATGTCTGTAGGCCGGGAGGTATTCGATACCGTCCTCTGGATCGGCCGCTTCTACCAAGCCCTGAACGCCTGCTGCCCGGTACGGCTGCTGTGCCGCATCGAGGAGAAGCGACACATCTGCCACAACACCCGCGCCAATGATGCTGCCATCCGGCGGGCACTCATTGACCGATTCGCAGACCACGACCTCAAAAATGGCCGTGGTACAAAAAAGAACCCGGATTTCTTTTACGGCTTCAAAGCCGATGTGTGGGCAGCCTACGCTGTGGGTCTGACCGCCATTGAAAACCGAGAGAACGATTATCATTTTTCTGCTACTTGAAAGGAGCACATACCATGGATAGCTACGAAAACGAAGCCTCTAAGTTCGCCGCCCAGCGCACCAAGCTGAAGAACATCTGCGAGGCGCACGACCTGACCTACACGTTCATCAAGAACAGCTACCCCATCAAGCTGATTATCCGCCCCATCAAGGGTGTGGGCGAACAGATGTCCATGCTGGAAACCGCCAGCGAGGACAGCTACATCTCCCCGGATGCCTACCTCCTGTTCACCATGAAGGATGGTGTGCTGGTCTACCGCATGAGCAAGACCTTCACCATTGAGGATGCCCTGTTCGGCAAAATCAAGAACATCTTCAAGAATATGCACTCCTACTACTGCCAGTTCTTCTTCCGTGAGCTGATTGAGAGCGGCCGGCTGAAAGCCATCGGCGGGAAGATGCCGGAAATTCCTGAAACCACCGCAAAGGAGCCTGAGGAAAAGGCTCCCGACCTGCCCCCGGATGCCGAAAAGCTGGAAGAAATCGAGGATGATACCGATGATGCAGACGATGCCGAGGCCGAAGCGCCCGCAGAGGACGAGCTGGCAAAGGCCACCGAGATTGTCCGGCAGAACGACGGCATCACGCAGGCCCTGCTGGAACAGCAGATGGGTGTGACCGCAGAAAAGGCCATCGCCCTGCTGGATGAACTGGAAACGGCCGGCGTGATTGACTTCTACGATGGCCGCTACTACCTCGCCAAGGCAGACAGCGAGGAGGAATAATCCATGGCAAAGGCAGCAGTAACGCGCAGCATCCGGGACGACCACCAGAAGAATTTCCTCAAAATCTTCAATGGCCTGACCGGAAAACATAGCCGCTGGGAGATTTGGGAGGATTTCGTCACCCTGACCGCTATTGAGATCTCAAACAGCACGGACAAGGTAAACGCCACGGAGCGCACCAAGATGTATCAGACCATCATTTCCAAATACTCCGCCAAAGAGCGGGACGGCATGGCCGAAATGCTGGCCGAGGTGGTCATGGGCATGGAACAGAACCCCGACCAAGATTTCCTCGGCTCCTTGTACATGATGTGTGAGCTGGGCAATGACCACGCCGGGCAGTTCTTCACCCCCTACGATGTGTGCCGCTGCATGGCCGAGATCACATTTGACCCGAAGCTGCACCCGGACATGGAGGGCTTCATCTCGGTATCTGACCCGGCCTGCGGTGCTGGGGCCACGCTGCTTGCCTTTTTGAACGTCTGCAAAAGACGGAATATCTGCTACCACAACAAAGTCCTTGTCATAGCCCAAGACATTGACTTCATCGTTGGGCTGATGTGCTACATCCAGTGCAGCTTTATGGGCTGCGCTGGATATGTAGTCATCGGTGACACCCTCACAGATCCGGCGACGGCCTATGACAGCCGTGGACTGCTGCCCGCCGGGCCGCAGAATCGCATTTGGTATATGCCGTTCCTCTCCACCGATATGTGGTATATGCGGCGGCAGATAGCCCAGATGAATCTTTTACTGGAACCCAAAGGCGAACCAGCAAAAATCGAAAAAGCAGATACTAAGCCCGCAGATTTGCAAAAATCTATCAAAAATGAGCCTAAAGCCCCGGAAAACGAGCCTCTTAATGAAACCAAAACCGGGCAGCTCACGTTTTTCTGAAAAGGAGTAAGCCAATGAGCTTCTACGTTCTGAGCAAAGCTGGTGACACGTTCATCAATGTGGAGAGCTTCGAGTATGTTTACGTCGCTGACGATGACACCATCAAGGCCATTGCTGGGCAGCGCATGGTTCGCCTCGGAAAATACACGAACCGAGAGTGTGCCGAAACTGCGTTGCAAATGCTCTTTGGCCGGTTGTCGCCAGCGGGCGGGGTGTACCGGATGCCGACCGATGATGAAGTGTGGTCCACCGCAGAACACGCTCGACCCAAGGCACCTGACAAGTTTGCAGCCAACGGCAAAAAGCCGACCCGTCACGGCGGGTCTTAACCTGAATCAAGAAAGGAGTAACCCCTATGGCAGACATTACTTATATTCCTATCCGGCAGTTGTACCCCCACCCCGATAACCCCCGCAAGGAACTGGGCGACCTGTCCGAACTTGCCGCCAGCATCAAGGAAAACGGCGTGTACCAGAACTTGACCGTAATCCCCGGCCACTACCTCAACAGCCGGGAGTACATCGCAAAGTGCGTTGACGAGGGTGGGGATGCAGCCGCAGCAGCGGCAGCATGGACACCCAAGGCTGTGTGGTCCAGTGATGACTACACCATCATCATCGGCCACCGCCGGGCAGCAGCAGCGCAGCAGGCAGGACTGTACGAACTGCCCTGCGCCATCGTGGAGATGGACGAGCGGGAGCAGATGCAGACCATGATGATTGAGAATATGCAGCGGTCAGACCTCACCGTCTACGAACAGGCGCAGGGCTTCCAGATGATGATGGACTTCGGGCAGACAGTGGAGCAGATCTCCGACAAGTCGGGGTTCTCCCAGTCCACTATCCGGCGGCGCATCAAGCTGCTGGAACTGAACCGCGACAGCTTCAAAAAGGCAGAGCAGCGTGGCGCAACCCTTTCCGATTTTGTTGAACTCAACAAAATCGAGGATCTGGATGCCCGGAACAAGGTGTTGGAAACCCTCGGCACAGCTAATTTTAACCGTGAGATGCAGAACGCCTTGTCTGACCAGAAATACCAGCACAGAAAGGCTGAATGGATTGAGCAGCTTCGCCAATTTGCAGTGGAAAATCCTGATGCCAATTACAGCACTCACGCGCACGTTGCTGGGTACGGATATTGGAACACTAGCAAGGACGTTGAAGTGCCGGACGATGCCGATAGCGTAGCGTACTGCTACAAGGTCAGCCAAAACCAGATTGACCTCTACAAAGAGCGTGATTTGGGAAAAGAGAATGCGGAAACGGCTAAGCGAGAGGAAAAGCGGCAGCAGGAACAGTTCTATAAGGACCAACTTTCCGCCCTCACAAACTATATGTTTGAACTGCGCCGGGACTTTGTGACGCAGCTTTCCACGGCAGAGTGCAAAAAGCATCTGGGCGAAATCGTCCGCTTTGCCGTGGATGCGTTCGATTCAAATTACGATGGCGAGTTGACAATCAAGCTGCTGGGCATTGCTCCACCGGAAACGGACAGCATTGACCTGCTTGATTATCTGGAAAGCGTTTCGGTGTTCAACGACCAGCCGGAAAAGGCACTGCTCTCCTTGGCCTATTCGGCCGCTGACGATGGCAGCAACGGATACTGGGGCTGGGTCTGGCAACCCGACTGCCAGAGCGGCGGGTACGGCTGGGAGGAAAATGGCAGTCTCGACGCTATTTACACTCTGCTGGTAGCTTTGGGCTATGAAATGTCTGACGAAGAAAAGGCGTTACAGAACGGAACCCATGCCATCTTTTCCACCAATGCCCCTAAAAAGGCAGATGTGCCCTGCGAACGTTGCAAGGCGGCACATCCCGGATGCGACAAGTGCTGCAAGACCTGTGATGACCACTGCAATGCATCCCAGCTGTGCAGAAAGGAGTATGGCGAATGACCGACCTTGTAAAGTGTGACCGCTGCGGCACACCGTTCAGCATCCAGACAGCCGGCATCCGCAGTACATGGAGCGGCGATTACATGGTGCAGTATTTCACCTGCCCCGGCTGCCGTCATCGCTACCAGATTCTGACCACGGACACCGAACTGCGCCAGACCGTTCAGCAGCACAAGAAAATTGCCGCAAAAATCCGCATGGGCCAGAGCAAGCATTTCCGGCCGGGAACGCTGAAAAAGTATCAGGCGGAAATGAAAAAGCTGGAGGCTGAGCAGAAAAAACGGCGGGATGAACTGATGGACAAGGGCAACGAGATCCTTGCTCATCTGGGAGAGGAGTAAACCATGGGCGATTTGAAAGAATACGCTGACCGCCTCAAGTTTGAAATCATGGCGGCTGACTTCCTGACCACCGAAGACCGGGAAATGGTCTTTGACCTCATCGAGAAAGTGCTGGGTGATGACAATGCCTGATCAGATCTTCATCAACATTGCGGTGCTGGCCGTGGGCGTGGCTATCGGTGCCCTGCTGGGCGAAACCAGCCGGCAGCAGCATGACCGCCAGTTGTTCCGGGAGTACATCAACTTTATGACTGAATCGGAGCACAACAATGAGCTGCTGTTCCGGGAAGTGATTCGGTTTCAGACCGAGAAAGGAGCCGACCATGAGAAAGAGTAATCGCCCGCCGGAGCCCGGCGCACGTGGGCTTCTGCGCCTGACCTGCCCCTGCTGCGGCAAGGAGTTCGGTACATATCTCCACGTTCCGCAGATGTCCATAGGCTGCCGCTGCGGGGCTACGATCTCGCTTGAGAGGGGGCTTGCCCCCTATGAGTTCGCCTGCGGCTGCTGCGGGCTGGTGGCCAAAGGCAAGACCAACATCATGGAGCCGGAGATCACCATTCCATGCAAGTGCGGCAACCCTATCACGCTGCACTGGAACAAGGACACACGGAGGTACATCGAATGACCCTAGAAGAAGCCTGCCGACTCATTGACCCGGCAACGGATTTGGACGTGCTGGCCGAGGTTGAGTATTACAATGGCTTCAAGGGTAAGGAAGCCGCTGCGAAGACCCTCCGGGAAGCGAGCCAGATGGTCGTTGATTTTATCCGTCGTGTATCGTGGCACGATGCCAAAACCCCGCCGCCTGTCCACGATGAAAGCTGGGAGAACGCGGGAGAAAAGCACTGCTGCATCATGAGCGAACTTGTGTGGGTCTGCTGCGAGAGCCGGAACACCATGAAGGGCTGGATTGAAAACGGCAAGTGGTACATCGAGGATGGCCGCCCAGCGGCAGATACGCCCTATGGTGCTGTGAAGTTCTGGGCTCCGCTGCTGGAGCCGCCGGAGGTAGCGAAATGAAAATCATCACAGTTGAGCACGAGGTTTCGCCGGAACGCGGGAAATGCACATTCGGCGGGGATTATTGCGGAAAAGATGTGTGCAAGTACCATGTGCTTCGCACTCAAACCCACGGACGAAAGGCTCCGCCGGAGTACAGAAAACCGAAGTGTTTACTGTTCGACTGCTGGCTTGAACAGCCGTACAAAAAGTGTGAGGCTTGCCGAAAAGTCTGTGAGGAGGGCGAGTATGACGAACGGTGATTTTATCCGCTCCATGACGGACGAAGACATCACGGAGAACCTGACACCGGGCATCTGTGACCTTATTCAGCATCGTGATCCGCAGCGTTGCCAGACCCGCGAGCACTGTTTCCACTGTGTCAAGGACTGGCTGAAAGAAGAAAATACGATTCTTGTGAGGGCTGACCAATGGAAAATCTGATTGACTTTTCTGACCCGATTCTCCGGCTGGTGCTGCCGATTCTCCTGAAAGACCAGACCACCGGGAAGAATATCATCTGGGCAACAGACCCGCCCCCCAACGTGGACTGCGGACCAATGGGCGAAATTACGATGGAGCAGCTTGACAGAATTCGGCTGATGCCCCGCGTCCAGAAGCGGCTGTCCGAGCAGAAAAAGCGCACAAAAGGCAAGGCCGAGGTTTTCACCCCGCTGTGGGTAGTCAAAAAGATGGCCGACCATGCCGAACAGGCACTGAATCAGGGCGACCTGAAACAATTCGTGCATGAGCGGTGCTTGGAAATCACCTGCGGCGAGGCTCCGTTCCTCACCAGCAGATATGACCCCACCACAGGAGAGCCTGTTGCAATTCCCGACCGTGTAGGCGTTCTGGACAGGAAGCTGAAAGCTATCCGGGAAAACGAGAAAGACCCGATTGTGCAGAAAGCGTTTATGGCCTGTGCGTATCAGTCCATCTATGGTTATGAGTATCAGGGTGATAATCTTCTTCTGGCGCGGGTAAATCTGTTTCTGACGTTTATTGAGAACTGGGCAGAGATGATTAAAGCTCCTGTTGCAGCAAGCTGGGCTATTATCATCGCAACAAGGATCTCATGGAATATCTGGCAGATGGACGGGCTGAAAGATACAGTGCCTGGCACTGACATTCGCTGCCTGATTTACGACTGGGAGAAAAACGAGGAAGTGACATTCCGACAGATAAAGGAGGAAAGCGATAATGTCTGACAAGGAAATCTCAGATCCAAGAAGAAGGGGGCAAAAGATGAAATATCGCATTGAGGTTTCGGAAGAGCAGCTGCGCGTCATCGGACTGGCTGTGGACGAGTACATGAGGCTGCGCATGGGGCAGTTTGATGCCCTCGCTGAAGAACTGGCCTTAGATGGAGTAGCGGACCGAATCGAGGCTTATAAAGATGATTATCAGCGCGGTATTCTTAACGAGCGGAGCTACAGCATCGAAAGAATGTTTGAGGCTGCTTACAAAATGGCCTATCCGCCGCATGGATGCCGTGGACGGCAGCACGATTCATGGGGAACGTGTATCGACATTGTACACGCCATCGAGCACCAGCAGTGGTTGGATTCCCCGGGGGAAAAGCGAGAATCCCCCGGGACGACAAATCGCTCCTTCAAGCCTATCCCGCTGGGGCATGAGCCGTTCCCGAAGATTGAGAGGGTAGAAGAATGAACTGCCTGTCTTGTGAGAACTACATACCTCTCGACCCGCCTATCCAGCGCACCGATTCGCACGGCCAGACCTACAAGGTGCCGGGATTGTGCAAAATTGGAGCGGACCACATAATTTCTGGGTTTCCTGTCTATCTTCCAACGGCAAAATGTGATAAAATAACAGAAGCACCGTTGCAAAACGGCAGCTGAATTATGACGGAGGTAGGCTGTGACATTACAGGAATTGTCCAAGTATTATGACGTTCAGATGACCCTCGAAAAAGACCGTGAAGCCTTGGAGAATCTTCGGCAGAAAATCAATCCTGCCTCCCCACAGCTGACGGGTATGCCACATACGCCCGGTGTCCGGGACAAGGTGGCGGATCTGGCTGTGGAACTGGCTGACATGGATGAACGTGTCCGCTGGTTGGAGGAACAGGCAGCGGAAGAAAAGCCCAAGGTCGAGGCGTACTGCAAGAGCATCATGGATGCCCGGCTTTATCTGATCTTCCGGCTGCGGTTTGTCCGCTGCTACTCGTGGGCAGAAGTTGCCGGAGCACTCGGAAAGTGTTACACAGAAGCTGGGGTCAGCCGGATGGCCTACAACTACCTCGAATCACATTGACCGATAAGCCCTGCATTTGCAGGGCTTTTTATTTTTGACCGAAAACTCAAATTCAACCTCAAATTTTCATAAAATACGGTCAAATATAGAAATGAGTTTTACATTTTGACTGCCAAAAGTTAAATTCAAACTGAAAATATCAAAAGTCAATGCAGATTGTTTCACACGGTGATGGACGGTGTAGGACGATTTCACACGGCGCGTAATGCCGCGCAATAAACAAGAACGCCCAGCAACGAAGAAGAACGAAAGCCAACGAGCAGAAACGACCAGCAACGCTTTGATATGGATTCAGATGACAACAGATGCTCCCGGTGATATGATTAGGATGCAAAATCCGAATCAAGCCAAGCGGTGCCTGCCAGAAATGGCGGGTGCCGCTATTTTTATACCTGAAAGGAGGATTCCGAGCCGCACGCTGCTCTCCTTTGCGTGTGGCATTACCGCAGCACCCCGAAAAGCCGAGGTGCTGCAAGCTGGACATTTCGCCGTGCCCAGCCGCAAAGAAGGAGATTTTTCCATGTATCAGAAAATCAAGGCAAAATTCAAGGCAAATCCCACTATTTTCTACGCCTGCTCCATCGTCGCATCGTGGGCGGGAGTGGGCAGTCTGATGAACTTCCGCACACTGGCCATCAACAACGGCGCGGCGGCGGCTATCATCTGGGCGGTGTTCAATTCGCTGGCCTGCATTCTGTTCGGCTTGTTTGCAGAGTATATCCCGACAGTTCGACGGCTGATGCAGAGCAAGGTGATGTTTTACTTCATCGGTTTCCTGACCGTGTTCCAGACATGGACGCAGATGTCCGGCATCTATGAGATCTTCGGTGATACACCCATCGGAACAACCGGAGGCACACTCATTGTGTATGGCACCTGCATCGTCTTTCTGCTGTTGCTGCTCAAAGACGGCATGATTCGCAACGTGCTGTCGGATGGGTTTTCGTGGGTAGTGGTTTACGGTCTGCTGGCCGTTGTCGTCGTTGCGGCTCTGGTCTACACTCGCGGCAATTTCGTCAATATCGACCCCGGCCTGAACGCGGCCGGCATCCAGACGGGGCTCTACAAGGGCTTTCTGCTGCTGCCCGGTCCTTTCACCTATCCGTATTACTACTCCCTGTTCTCCTACAACGACAAGAATAGCGATGGCACCCGGCGCGGAAACATGAAAATGTCCTTTGTCCTTGCTGGCGTGATGTTCGGCGTTTATATGGTGCTGGCTGCGCTGCTTACATGGGTCAATTTCAGCCCGTTGCTGAACACCATGAAGGCTATCCTTATCACCATCATTGCCCTGTCCTCTCTGTCTACCTATCTCTATTCGGAGTATCTGGTGTTCGGCGATACCATGGGCTTCATTCTGGATGTTATCACCGTGTGCTCGTGGCAGATCGTGATTCCGCTGGGTGTCATGGGTATCTGGACACTGATGAGCGAGATCCGGCTCTACATCATCATTGCTGTGCTGCTGGCCTCGGTTGTGCTGCACCTCGTTTCTGACCGAAAGGAGGATGCACGATGAACATCACGGTAAAGAAACTGGCAGAGCTGCATAAGCCTGCCCACAACATCCGCCGGCACTCCGACAAGCAAATCACCGAGTACATCCGCAGCATTGAAATGTTCGGACAGGTGAAGCCACTGGTCGTTGCCGAGGATGGCGAAATCATTGCCGGCAACGGTCTGTACGAAGCCCTGCTCCGCATGGGTCGGGAAACCTGCGACTGTTATGTGATGGTCGGGCTGACCGATGTGCAGAAGAAAAAGCTGATGATGGCCGACAACAAGGTCTATGAACTGGGCTTTACCGATGTGGATGCCATCGAAGAACTGGTCAAAGAACTGGACGGCGATGTGGACGTTCCGGGCTGGGATGCTGACCTGCTGGAAATGCTGAACAGTACCACGGATGAGGCCGATGAAGCGATTGGCTCCTACGGCGATTTCCCGGAAAACGAGATTGCGCCCATCAATCGCCATCAGGCAGAGGAACACGTTCCGTATGCCGAAACACCGACCTACCCGGTGGCTCCCGCCCCGCAGCCTGCTCCTACCGTCTCCGCTGCCCCGCAGCAGCCCTCCACAGTGCTGGAGGTGTCTACACCTTCTGAACCGCAAACAGCTGCTCCAGAGGCGGACAGCGGCGTGGAGCAGCGCAGGTGCATCCGTTGCCCGAAGTGTGGTGAACTGATATGCCTGTGAAAGTAGTGGAAAGCAGTATGAACGTGCTGCAGGCGGCGAAAATCCGTATCCGCAATGTGTTCGCAAACGGCTGCAAAATCTATCTGTCGTTTTCCTCCGGCAAGGACAGCCTGTGCATGGCCAACCTCGTGTATGAGATGATTCTCTCCGGCGAACTCGACCCCAAGCAGCTGACGGTGACGTTCATTGACGAGGAAGGACTCTATCCCTCCATGGTCGATGCAGCACACCGCTGGCGGCGCAACTTCCTGTCGGTCGGCGCAAAATTCTTATGGTTTTGCTTGCCGTTCAAACAGGTGTCTGTAATCGACCATCTTTCCAGTTCCGAATCGTGGATAACGTGGGAACCTGGCAAAGAGGATGTGTGGATGCGGAAACCGCCTGATTTTGCCATCATGTACAGCCCGTATCTCCACTATGCCGGGGAGATGAACTATCAGACATTCTGCTCCAAGGCGTTCTCTGACGGCATCCAGCTTGTCGGCCTGCGCACCGCAGAGAGCCTGACCCGCTTAAAGTGCATCGCCAACACCAAGATGGAGCGCATCACCCGCGGCGGCAAGTTCTATCCCATTTATGACTGGTCGGATTCCGATGTCTGGCTCTACATCAAAGAGCGAAACCTTGAATTCCCTGAAATCTATATGAGGCTCTATGAGGCGGGTGTCCGAAAGAATGCCCTCCGGCTGTGCGCGTTTTTCGGTGACTGCGGCACACAAGGCCTCCGCTGGATAGCTGAAACGGACAACGACCTGTGGGAGCGAATCCAGCGGCGAGAGCCCAATGCCTACCTCGTTTTGCTCTACTGGGATTCTGAAATGTTCCGGCGCACCACAAGAAAGCGCGGCGAACTGGAAGAGGAATCCGAGAAAAAGGACTACAAAGCCCTCTGCAAAGACCTGCTGTTCCTCCACCCGGAGAAGTACACTATCGCCAAAGATACCAAGTCACACCTTGACCACTGGCGAGGCCTGTTCATAAAGACCTATGGTATCGCTGAACAGAAGCACTACAAGACCATGTATGAGGGGCTGCTGTACGGAGATCCCAAGATGCGTATCCTGCGCATCCTCTGGACCACCATCTACAACGACCACAACGCCCGCATCAAGGAGGAGCAGAACCATGGAAAACATTGACGTATTCGCACCGCTGGCATCCCTCCAGTGGGTAGACCGCAACACCATCCACGCCAACGACTACAACCCCAACAAGGTCAGTGAGGAGAACCTGAAGCTGCTGGTGCAGTCCATCCTGACCAACGGCTGGACGCTGCCCATCGTGGTACGCCCGGACGGAACCATCATTGACGGATTCCACCGCTGGACAGTATCAGGCCGTGAACCGCTGCTGTCCCTGCTGGGCGGCAAGGTGCCTGTCGTAGTCGTAGACCATCACGGTGACGAGAGTGCCGACGTATACGGCACCATCACCCACAACCGCGCCCGCGGCACGCACCTGCTCGACCCCATGAAAGCCATCGTGAAGAAGCTCATGGACGAGGGCAAGACCGTGGACGAGATCGGCAAGCAGCTGGGCATGAAGCCCGAAGAAATCTTCCGTCTGTCCGGCTTCACAAAAGACGAGTTCCTGAACATGATGACCAAAGACCATCCGACATACTCCAAGGC